TAGTGTCAACACGATACACATTGGTACTGTTTGATTCTTTGTAAAGTATATCTATAGCTATTACATCATCAGGAATGTTAGGCGTAATAAAATCCCTTACTTCTAAGACTCGTATGTTATTAGTCATTGCCAAGTTATAACCATCAACACCTGTATACTCAAACTCATCACCTGGTATAAATGCTATCTCTGTAAAAGGAGAAAATGTGGAAAATTGGTTATCATCGTACTTATAACGATATGCGAAGCGAGGAAATTTAAACTCAAATAATGGATCGTCTTGTTCCAGTTCTACATCAAACCCTTGTGGCCCCGCGGGTAGATCCTCACCTACGCTTTGTAATTCACATATAGCCTGCGCTTCTGAAACAACTTGTGTAACTTTTACTCTAGCTTGGAATTCTCTTAAGAAATTATCGTCGGGATCTTGTATTGTTAATAATAAAAAGTCACCTGCTATATAGTCTACTGCGTTTGTCCAGTTTAAAGTTATAACAGTACCGAAGTCCATAGAGATCGTTTCATCAGGATCATCTTCTGGGTCGGTAGACAGTGTGTTAAACTCAAATGTAGTAGTTGTTTCTATCTCACCATCCCTAACAGTATTCTTTTTATATATAGTTGGTCGTAAAAGAGGTGATTTTTTTATAACAGTAATATCAGCTTCTATGAAGTTTCTGCCGAATATTTGTGTGTGTGTAGCAAAATCAGATGAACCCTCTTTAAATTTCTTTATTTCAATTTTTTTAGGCTCAGTTTGGTTATCTGTAAAAAATAAAAACCCTTCGAGTATGTTTACACCCGTAATTAAAAAGTTTTCATTAAACCCAAGTATACCGTTTTTATCAACTAAAATAGGGAATACAACATCTCTTATTTGGTCATATTCAACAATAGCATCTACGCTCTGTGATGTAATAAACCAATATATCTTTTCTGTGGTTGCATCTTTTACGGTACCTATACATTTAGCGTCAGCAGGTATATAAGCCAGTCCAGAGGCTGCCCATGTGGTATGCAGCGTAGTTATATCGTTTAAAGTACGATTGACCATCTGAACATTACCAACTAATGTCTGTAATGCACCGACGTCTGAGCCTTCGGATGTAGCTACCTCTAGGTTTAACGCATCCCTATACTCGCCATTTGGAACTAAACGCTCATCAAGGTCTTTATTCATTTTACCCTTGAGAAACGTATGAATCAATTCTGGCATATTCTAGTGTTTTATTTGCTTAGACTTACCTCGCATAACCTGCGTTAGTTCTTCTAGCTTAATATTTGATAACCTTAATTTAGCATTACGCTTTGATGCTCTTGCCTCTTTTTTATATCTTTGTACAATATACTCTGGTATTGCAGGGCGCGTTGAAACTATAGCGTAGGCTATATATTTATATAAAGCTTCTTCTGCAAACTTATGTATTTTGCTTTCTTCGTCAGTGGCTAACCCATCTGATATATATTTTATTGAAACTATTTGACTTACACAATTTGAACTAAAGTGCATAACACCTCTTATAGGGTCTATAAAGAATACCCCGTTACTTTGCGAATATTCTGGATCTAAACCGTATCTGCGGCCCGCAGATGTTCCGCGCATAAGGTCGGCATTGTTTATATTTTGAAAATCTGTGTCAGGTGTACTGCCCTGTCCTTCTGATCTTCTAAATCTTTTAAAAGTTTCTGATGGTGTTGCTGTTACTATTTCACGAGTCTGCTCGTCAAATATATACTCATATTCGTTATCTTGAACATAAGGCAAAGGATCGCCTGTTTTTCTTGCGGGGTATAATATTCTTTCTATACCAGATTCATCTGTCATTGCAACTTTTACATAGCCAACAAAGTCTTGAGGTAACGGCACATATAATGTGGGTCCAACCTCTACTTCAATCCATTTAGAAGATGGTAATATATCAAAACTCATTTCAGCTAATCCGCGTTGTGCGTGGAAAGCTACATCAGTTCTTTTAATTTTACTAACTAGTTTACCTTCGCCAACATAAGATATTATAAAGTTATTTATAATGTCTTTTAAAGAAACAGCCTGGTAATCACCGTAATTCTCATCGTAACTATTCCATATGCCATCTGGCCCTAAATAGTACTGCTCATTATTTTGATATAGTAAACCCATCTATTATGCTTTTTCTTGTTGTGTATTCTTAATTTCTTCACCTGCTGCTATTTGATACATTTGAATATCTTTAACAACTAACCCAGCCATCTCTAATACTTTTATTACAAGCTCAGTCTCTTCTGACGGATCCAGCTCAAAGTCTTGTGAGTATGTTGCGTCATACAGCGCTTCACCGTACACCATTTGATATCTCCATTCTACCTTAGCTGGCTTACGTATATAATTACACTTTACAGCAGAAGTTAATTCGGTATCGCCGTATACATTAATAGTATTGTTTTTAGAAACATATATAGGTCGAATATTTTTAGGCTTAGTTAATGGAGAGGAATTAATATATAAAAATTCATTACCATTTATACGCTCCGCTTCAATGTCTTCATTAAGAGTTTGCCTGTATATAGTAGGGTTGTTTTCCGGAAAGTTTGCTTCCTGAGTTGGCGACGGGTAAAGATCCCTAGTTGTTGTATTAGTAAATATAACAGTGCCAAGTCTGTACATATCCGTAGGAAACGGAAAGTAGCTATTTGTTTCGTCGTATGTTAAGCTATCTTGCGTTTCGAATATAGCTATTTTTTTATTTAATATATCGAGCATGTCGGAATACTCTGTGTCATTCCCTGGCGTTCTGCCAAACTGATTTATATCGTAAAAATATTGTTCAAATAAATCTAATTGTGCTTGATTTGCAAACAGGTTAAACTCCTGAGGCGTAACATACCCTCGTTGTTCTTTATTGAGTATGCCTAATACTCTTTGATAAACAGTATCTATACTTACGCTCATATTTTTTTATTTATAGTAATTAGGCCACCCATAAGATGGCCTGACCACTATGAGTGACTATTTAAGTCTTTTTTGAATTGTCTTATAGACTTCTACACCTTCGTCTGTTTTAAACCACGCTGCTAATGCAGAGTATGGATTTTCATCAAAAGGAACAGTCATAAGCTTTCTATCGCCGTCTCCATATGTAAATGTTCTTTGATCAGCTGATAGTTTAATCAAACCTGCTTCTACAGATTTAATACCAAAGTTTCTTAATTGTACGTTATCATCATTAGCTAACTCAACAAATAGCAATGGATTTCTTTTTGCAAATATTAATCCATCTCTTTTTAATTCGCTGCTTGATAACTGATTAACTGATGTACCAAACTGTACTCTTAATATAGCTTCCATTTGTTCAACGTCTAGTGTCTTAGCTAAGTTAAGCGCTGCAATTTCTGCTTCAATCCAATCTAGTTGACTTGCTGCTTGCTGTTGAGGCTTATACTCTTCCCACACTTCGTCTTTCATGGGGTGGTACAATGATAATAGCTTTTGTAAAACTTGATTTTCTTTTGGAACATTTAATGCCCCATTTCTGAAAACAATACGCCCTAACGTTGCCGTTCCTTTTTGTTCATCAACAAACGGAGTGGGTTGGTTTGTAGCGTATTTTAATTCACGTTGATATCCTTTATCAGCATCAAACCAAAGTAATGGTTTTCTTGCGCTGTGTTTGGATGGTATTGTGAATACTAATGGACGCTTATTATTTTTAAGCGTATATAATCTATCTTTAACTTCCCAAGATTGAATTACAACCTCGGCTTCTTTCTTTTTTGACATGATATAATATAATAAAAATGTTAATAAGAGTAATAACTACCCCCGTCAGTTCAACGAGGGTAATTACTACAGGTTTTCTAACTTGTTGCTTTCAACAATACGAAGTTGTTGGCAGCTTGAACACACAACGCTCTTTCAGATAAGAAGTGTACGTTCATTTCGTCAGCGTCAGAAGTATAGTTACCTCCTACTGATCCAGTCACCCAAGACTTCATTCTACGGTCATCAGCTTCAGAAGCTCTGTAGCGGATGTGTAGGAATGGTCGAGAGATGTTCTTTCCGAGTTGCTGATCGTAAACTGTAGAAGTTCCAGCAGGAACTAGTACACCTTCAACATCTGCAACTAATCCACGAGTTGTAGAATCGTTTAGATATTTCCAGTCAGTTTTGTAGAAATCGTAAGAACCTCTTCGGAATCCTGAGAATCCAAGGTTTAGCGCCATGTCTTCTGAATTGTCGAATACACCGTAAGATGTACCGCCAGCTCCGTAAGAATTTTGAGCAGCCAACATATTGTCAATCGCTAGTGAAGTACCACGATCTAAGAAAAGCATGTTTTCTTCGATTGATCCTTGCTTATCTAGCTCAGCTAAAATAGTATCAAAGTCCGCAAGACCTGCGCCACCAGCAGCGTTGAAGTCAGCATCAGTATAAACTAATCCTCTATCTTCAAGAGCAGCAAATAGACCTTCAGATCCTGTTACGTTAGTACCACCTCCAAAACCAGCAGCAGCAGTAATGTTTCTTACTGTGCCATCGATGTTTAAAGATTTTTCAGCTTCGACCATAGCCATTTCAAGTTGATCTTCGAAACGGATACGAGCTTCGTGCTCAGACTTTAAGTACCAAAGGTAACCAGAAGTTCCAGCCTCAGTAGTTACTTCTACCCAACCAATTTGAGCAACATCAGAACCATTTACATTATACTTATCTCTAAGAATAATTGGTTTGTTGTTGAAGGTTGTGAAAGAAGCGTCAATTGAGTTACCAGCATTTTCAGTTCCTTTAGCGTACTCAGAACCATAAACAAACACCTTAACGTCAGCACCAGTCATTGTAAGACCAGCAACCTCGCCGTAAGTGTCAACAGTTACAGTTTGTCCAACTACGTCTTGTACATATGCTTTTTGAGTAATGAAGCCTTTAGATACAACAAGTGTCATTCCTTTTCCAATCAAGTGACCAGCAGGGAATGTTAAAGTTGTAGTAGAAGCTACTTCAACGTCATCATAAGCAATGTGTAAACGTCCTTGTTCTGACCAAGTAATTACGTCAGAAGCCATAGGCATTTCAGCGCCTACCATACGTAAAAATCCAGCAATAGTACGATTTCCATATCGTTCTACTTCCTTCTCATATACCTCAGGCAAAAATTGTTGCGTGAAGTCTAAGTCCGCGACAGAAAGGTAGTTGTCTCCAAACAATCCCTTAATAGGTCGTGGGGTTAAATGTGCGAGAGCCGTTGGGCTCCCAGTAAAAGATCCAGCCATTTTATTAATTTTTTAATGGTTAATTATTTTCGTTTTTTAACTTTAAAACTACTCGTGCTTACTGCATCATTATTGACCGCGCGTATCGTCCAACCATTTTGTGTTGTTACTTTTTCGTGTCCCCGTCTCGGGTCCATATCAACATTCTTAGTTCTCGACATGCTATCCTTTACTGCATCGGCTTTGCCTTGCTCGTAAAAGTGGTTTGCGATTGCATCAGCATTCATAGCTGTAAATAGCGACTTATGATAACCCTTAGCGTCTGACATTTCATTTTTATCGTTCAAAAACTTTTTGACGAAATTATTAATGTCGCTTTGGGTTGTCTTTACGTCTTCAGTATTTTTAATTTTAAACCTATACTTCTTGTCTCCTACAGAATAGTCAAAACCTTTGAAATTCTGATTAAAAACGTTTTCGGTTTCAGTTAAAAATATTTTCTTTTGCGATTCAGCTACTTTAGTAACCTCTTCGTTTTCTTTATTATAGCGATTGAAAAATTCAACTGCTTTTTGCTGGTCCTGTGTTAAATTAGATCCAGCTTTAATATTTTCGTAATACTTAGATTTTAAACCTTCAAGATGCTTTTTAGCTTTAGCAGCTTCTTCTTTAAAGGCTATTTTAGCTTTTCTAATATCCTTGGGTTCATCTAACTCTTCGTCATATGAAAAGTCTTCCATAAGGATATCAATATCTTCTTTATCTAAATGAGGCTTTGTCGTTTCATAAAATTCACGAATTAATTGCCCTTGATTTAATTTAGAATAATCAGTATTTAATTTTACGTAATCATCAAGGCTACCCCCTGTTTCATTCATAAAGTCTACAACTTTTTGAATATTTTCCGGTAACTCAATGCCGGTTTCATTTGACTCAGCTACAGCTTCTTCAACAATTTCTTTCGCTTCTTTAACTGTAGGTGCAGGTTCGTCTTCTTCTGTTACTTCTTCAAGTACACTTACTTCTTCTTCGGCGTCTTGTATTTCTTCAACCACTTCTTCGCTGTCTGTCGCGTCTTCGGGTTGTCCGACAGCAGCATCGCTGTCATCTGAGCTTTGCTCTTGAACGGCATCTTCTTGTGGTTTATTTAAATCTGATAAGTTAACTTTTATTGTACCTTCTTCGTCCTGCGTTACAGGGCCTGTAGGTTTTTCCTCAACAACTTCTTTTTCAGCTGTTGTTTGATCTTGGGTATCTTCTTGTACCTCAAGAACTTCTTCTTGGTTTTCTGACATGATAAAATATTATATAATTATACATTACTATTATTACTTAGGTTCGAAGGTTCCTAAGTCAAACCCTCCGCCAATTATATCGTTTCCGCCGGATTCGAAGTTTTTTGGTGGTGTATTGTTTTTTCTTTGCTCAATTAATTCACTTTGTTGAGAAGCTTCCATTTTTGAACGATCATCTTTTCGATCTTCTTTTTGAGATTCTCTTTGTTTTAATATATCGGTTTCCATACCTTTTAGCTGTAGGTTATACTCAAACTCTTGCGCCATTAATTCTTTTTTGGCTGTTACCTCAGCTTGTAGCTTTTGTATGTCTAATTGACCTTTAAGTTGTTCTAGTTCTGCTTTCTGAGCAGTTAAAGCTTGATTCTTTTGAACCTCAGCTTGCGCAGCAACTTGTTGTGCTTGAGCGTTTGCTTGTGCCTGTGCTTGTATATTTTGTTGTTGCATCGCTTGGTCACGCTCTTGCTTTTTCTTACGTTTTATTTTAAGAAGCTGATTTGCTAGTTTTAAATTTTGCACTTCTCTAATATCGATTGCATCGTCTAAATCAATTAACCCCGCTGATAACGCGGTTTGTATATTATTCTCAAGCATTTGTTTTTCTTCTTCATCTGGCATAAGTGTTAAAAATATACCAAAATCGTATAGATGCAAATTGCTCATTTCCGAGAGGGTAGCTACATTGTGAGCCCCTATTTTTTGTATAAACGCTTCTCTAGCTGGAGAATATTCTATTATATCGGATACTCTTAATGATAAGCATTCAGCTAAATGAGCTGTTATATATAACCCAGCTTGCATTATATGTCTTGTTGCTGTGTTGCTATTAGCTGCTGCTATTTTTTGTATACCCACTAAAGCTTTGCTATCAGGCATACTGCCGTCTCTTGCTTCGTTTAACCCGGTTACGTCACGTATCATTTGCAAGTAATAGTTGTAGGTATTTATTAAAGCGCCTAGCTTATTACCACCACTACCACTTGTGATTTCTTGAATAGGTATTTTACCTGGATTCATGTCGCCGTCTTGCGTAAACGATCTACCAATTACAGAACCTGTTTGGAAAAACATATTTAATGCTTCCTGCGGATTGTAATTTGTTCCATTACCCAAATCTATTTCGGCTAACCCGTCGGCATCAAGATAAACACCATCTGGTACCATACGAGACATTACTTGCTGTAACTTTAAATGCGTTAATTGAATCATATCAGCAAAACCAGTAATACGGCTTACTAAAGATTCAATCTTACCTTTATACATTCTAGGCGCGTTAATACTATAATTTAAAAGTACTTTAGAACTATCACTTTTAGGACGCATCATATTTTTTGCTAGTTCCCATTGTAATAAATAATCAGTGCCTAATACTAACACCCCTTCGTATAATACTTCAATAGACCTAGATAATTTGCCAAACTGTTGTTCTAATACTTCAACAGGCGGGTCAAATGTGTCGTCGCGTAACAAAACTTTAGAAGCGCCAGTTGCGCTTTCTTTAATTTTGTAAACCTCATTCATGTATGTTTTATAATTAAAATACAATACTTGAACTGTGTTTGAATCCGATTCGTTATAATTAGATATTGTTCTATCGTAAAAGCCATTGTTTTGATAACCTGTCTCAGATATTCTTTTTAAATCTTCGTCAGTTAAATCAGGAAATTGCTTTTTAATTTCATTAATAGGTACGTTTCTAACCTCGCCACAATAATATATATCATCAAAATAAGGTGATTCTGTATATGACCATACTAAATTAGCAGGGTCAACATAATCAATAACAACGCCTTCTGATTTTGAAAATCTGTTTTTCACAGCGCCAATACCTATTGTTGTTAAATCATATACAACGCGCTTCTTAGTTAAATCGTAATTATTTCCTTCTAATAAAACGTTTATAGCTTGCTCCTCCGCTATCTCCACAGCTTGCTTATAATTAAGCTGCATATGTACGTCTAACTCTTCTTGCGAATCCGGTAGCATTTCCGGAGGATTTTCATATAAGTTAACACCAAAGTTTTCTTTTGCAAAATCATTTATTTCTTTTGTTTGCAAATCTCTAACTATACTGTTTAAGTAATCTGTACGTTTTGAAACACCATAAGGATCTTGTGAAAACGCTTTTATATCAAATGTTCTTTCAGATATACCATTTACAACTATGTCAACAAACTTAGGTATAATCGGAACCGGCTTCCAGTCTATATTTAAATATGATAAATCGCCGTTAATAGACAATTCATCTTTATATTTTTGTATTGATTGTTCGCCCCTAGAATATAGTCTTAATTGATGAAATGTATTTTGATTACTTTTATATCTATTAGTACCAGAATCTGATTTGAACCATTCGTCTTGAATCGCCCTACCAACTCTTAAGCCATATTTAACCGACATTTTTTCTTGGTCGCTAGCAACTTGGCTTGGAAAAAAACTATTTATAACTGACTCAGCCATACTTTATTTTATTATTTCCGATATTGAACCGGCGTTTTTATATTTTGCAATATTTAAGTTTAACTTTGGTTTTTGCACATTTGGGTTAGGTCTATACAGATGTCTGTTACATGCCATTATTGCTAACCCTGAGCTAATAGCCGCATCAAATTTTGTTCTTTTATTTATATCAAACTTAGCCCAATCGTTCAATGTATTATTAAAGTACATTGTTCCATATTGGCCATCAGCTTTAAGCCCTACGTGTGTTTGAATATAAGTTTCAATAGCAGCAGCGTGCGCTTGCTTAATATCTTCAGACGAGTTAGGTATCCCGCCTATTTCTCTTTCCGCAACTGAAAGCTTTGTATATAACTTATCAGGTCTATTCATAGAGTAACCCCTATAGCCTCTCCGTTTTAAATAATAAAGCAATCGTGGTTTATTATTCTCACAAAGCAATGGCATACCGTAAAACACTAAAGCCATTAATACGTCTTCAAAAAACATTTCAGCGGTTTGAGGCCTTGCTACATATTCCAAAAAGAATGAATTAGGTGGAGCATCTTCCATACTAAAAGACGTTAACCCATGTAGCGCTCCTTTTGATCCTCTGCCGTCTGTGGTACCTGATATATCGTAACTATCACATCCAAAAGCACCAATGTGTTCGTTGCCTGGATGCTTTATACCATTTTTAATTACCTGTTTATTTTGCAATCCAATTTTAGGAACCCACGAAACTTTAAATCTTCCATTAGGGTTTGGGCTAAACATTACTTTTGAATCTTTAACACCATGCTCCCAATTAAAACTACCAGTTGTAATAACACCTGTGCTTTTTAAATCTTCGTTGTAATCTATTTGTTCGTATATTTTTACTAAGTTAAATATACTATTTTTAGTTTCATCTCGAAACGCGTGCTCCTCTGTACGCGGGAACTGTCTGTAAAACTCATTTAAAGCATCCTGGTCGCCTTTTAATCCTTCGACCTCATTATCCCAGTGTTCAATAACCCCGACTTCGATAGCGTCTCCGTGTGGTCCAACGCAATCTTCTGGTGGGTTTTCGAATACAGGCATTCCATAATCGTCAATGAATCCTTCGTAATTCCATTCCATAGGTATGAACAAAGAATATAATCCTGACTTAGTTTGTCCATTGCGGTTTCTTTTTGTAACATCTGAGTCATTATAAAGTTTTTTAAAGTTCTCACCGCCTTTGTCTAACGCGTTTGAGGTTGAACCCATCATACATTTACCTATGACTCTACTACCTAGCCTTAATGTTGTTTTTGTAACCCTCCAGTTGTTGAGGATGTTGTCAGGCCTTTCCCATTTGCCCGATTCATCGTGGACGAGGAGTTTAAGCTTCTCTCCATCGTAGGAGTTATCACCCGTGTTCTTCCAGTCGATCGTTGTGTCCAATCCTTCAAGTAACTCCTGGTCTTGTTTATTTTGTATGGATTTTCTAGTGAGTCTACTGGCTGGTATTCTATAGGCAAGCTCGGTCTTGGGGCGATCCATACCGTCTTGGATGGGCTTGAAAAAGAAGGGGTAGTTAACGGATATTGGTACAACCTTATCTGTGAACATCTTCTTAGCATCGGCTCCAGACTTTGACAAGATACCATACCGTGCATCTGATGTAATTGTTGCCAAATTAACGGTTTCTGCTGAAGACATAAATGAAAATCCTGAACGACGGTTTTTAAGATAGCACATTCCATAAGATCGTGAGTCGGCTTTACTAGCTTCCCAGAATATAAAGAATAGTCTGTTTGCTTCCCTAAAGTCTGGCTTCCCAACGTCAATCTTGCTCCACTGCAAGTACATAAAGTGAGTGCCAGTAATGTAAGTAGCCACACCTTTATTATTGAACCAATGGCCTTCTTCTCTGCGTTTAAATTGTTCATCTATATATGGTTCCCATTTTTCTTTAAAGTCATCTGGATATTCCCGCCAATCAAAAACGCTTTGTATTCGTTTTAATTCCTTAGGGTACTCATCTGCAGCCCATTTATCCTGTGACTTGTCTATTTTAGTGGGAGTTTTTGGTAATGCAATTTTTAAATTTTGAATATTATATATTTCACCAATTTGTCCGGTCTTGCTTATAACTACGATGTCATGCTCTTTGTTATAACCGTACTTCCACTTTTTTGATTTATTTAATCTAGCTATTGTATTAGCTTTTATAGGAGTCTCTACTCTGTATAAATTTTGCTCGTACATTATTTAGATCTTCTTTCTGCAAACCCTGAAAAAGTTTTTGCTTTCTCTTCTTCTTTAGGTTTATTTTCTAATATAGCTTCTTCATCTTGTATACGAGACAATATCTCGAAAGCGTCAAATATAGCTAACTTTTTTGTGGCAGCCGCATTCTTAAGCCTATCAGCAGATATATCATCATCTGAATCAACTATAGGTTCTTTAGCTACTTTTATTAATTCCTCAACTGCTCGCTGCCCAGCTTGGATTATATTCTTTTTCGTTTCCTTGATATTCATATTTAATTGTAATTAGATTTGTTGGAACACGATATAATTTTTCTTTGTTAATTAAAAACTCATATTCAGCACCTGGCTTAAAACCCACTAAATCACCTTCTTTAGCTTCTTTTAGACTTGGGTCTTTATACTTAAGTATACCAATTAATGGCTTTTCAAAGTTTATAGAAAACATCTTGTCTTCTTTTATTGGTTTAACGAAATTAAACCCCTCAAGTGGAATCCACTTTATTATACGCTTATATGCGAATATCTGATCAGGAGAAACAAAATACAAATTATTTTTGTAATAACTCCTGCTATTTTTTTCTTCACCTTTAATATCTCTGAACCTTCTAAAAACATTGTGGTGTAATATTACTTCGTCTCCTTTTTGTACGCCTGTTGGATTATGACTAGGTACAGCCATTACCACACCAACTCTTGAAACAAAATTATGGTTTTGTAATTCTGTATTTAATATTAATTTTTTGTCGCCTATTGTTTTAGTATTATTGTATCTATCGTCTTTAGGAGTTACAACAAAATCAAAAATACCTTTCATTAGTAATCAATATTGTATTCAATGGCTATTGCCATATTTTTATTAAAGTCTTTCCAGGGTATTATATCTTTACCTTTTTGAATATAGATAGAGTACTTTTCTTCTTCTTCTATAATATTAACTATAGTATGACCACCATACACTTCCTGTCCAACAGAGTAGTGCATGGCGTCATTTTTATAGTCTTTCCCTATACTAATCTTCCTTAGCAGGCTCACGTAGTTCACCGGTGTTAATATCAATCACTTTGTCACCATACTTATCTTGCAACTCTTTTTGCTGCTCATCAAGCTTTGTTTTAACCTGAGCAAATGTATGTAATAACTCATGCTTCTGTAACTCTAATCCACCGATCTGTGATTGAACGCTATTTAATTGCTTAATAATGTTTGTTAGAACTTCTAGTTCTTCTGCTGTTAGCTTTTCTTTTTTTGCCATTTAATTTAATTTAATTGTTATTGCTGGATTTCTTTGCTTTTTCCCAGGTACGCCCAACAAAATACGCCCCGTAGACTGTTATTAATAAAGATTGAAAAATTGGTATATAGTCTTCAGCTATTTTAAACTCTCCTATATTACCATCAAAAAAACATAGTGCTGTAAATATAACAGTTAAATATATAAGAACCATAGGCCTTATGTTTTTAGATAAAAACGAATCTGAATTCATATCCGCTTCCCATCTTGCTGTTACTTGCTCTTGCGCTTCTTTATCTGCTTTTTCTAGTATCTCAGTTATTAATCGCTGAGCTTCTAATTTTTCTTCTTTAGTTGTAGTTAATTTATCAATGACATCACCGACTTCTTTAATTACTCCGCCGGTAAGCCATTCCCATATTTTTTTCATTATTTACCGTAATATCCGTTTTTATAGTTTTTACCCACACCTTTTGGGCCAAGACTTTTCACCATTGCTTTTGGTTGTTTTTTTGCGTCAGCCACAATGCCAGCATAAAGCTTAGGATTTGGATCAGTACCCCCTGGGCCAAATGTATCTGTTTGACCTTTTGTTTGCTTTTCTGGCGATGTTGGTGCTTTAGAAGAATCTAAGCCATCCGCCATGGATTTATTTATGTCTACAAACTTACTGTTTTCAACGCCGCTTGTTAAACTTGTGTCTGCACCGTAATTTAATTCTTTTTTCGTTGCTGGAGATCCCATATCTAGTAAAGGCTCTTGTACTTTCATTCCCTTATTTGTGGAATGTTGAATTCTTGCTGTAATTGGTTTATTATATCCCATTGTATTATTTTTTATAAGGAAACATTTTGTTTAACTTTTCTTTACGATGCCCACATCCACAGGGAATGTTCAAACCCTGGGACACTTTATCGACTACAGTTTTAATACCTGTAGCTTTAGTAATTTTTTCAACTGTATCGCCTAGACCTCTTGACTCCATAAGCTAAAATTATTAATGCAATGAAAAGCACATGTGATAGATTCACGTGAGCTTCCCCGCAGGTTCCTAATATATGTTTTAACACTTCCATCTTCTACGTGCCGCGCAAATTCTTTTCTTTGGCGTTTTTGAGCAGTTAATACCGTGTTGTTTCATTTGGCCCTTTGATCTAGCACAATAAGACGTTCGTCTTTTGCCACCTCCTGGTTGAGGTGCTTTAAGATTACCGCCTGTCTTTTTATTGTAAGCTTTTCGGCCAGCGGCTGTCATACCAGCACCTTCTTCGGCTGTTAAAAAATGACGCCCTTTGCCTTTTGTTGTCTTACGGAGCTTTTGCACCATAGAACTTGCTGGTTGTTGATCGTACATATCTTATTTATTAAAATAGTTTTTTTGAAGTGGTGCGGGTTTTTTGCCTCCACGTAATAAGTTGCCGACAAAACTACCTTCTTCTTTTTTTCCAAAAACACCTCTAAGAGCATTGCCCACAGCAGTGCCTTCTGGTTTCTTTGCAAATACATCACCAATACCCTCTATAACCTCGCCTACTTTTGTTTTACCGCTAGGCGTTGAAGTTACTTGTGTAGGTGTAAAAGATTCTTTTGCAACTCTATCAACAACACCTTCTTTAGTTTCTGTAACATTTCCAACTCCGTAGCTTTCGCCTCCAAAACTACCTTGATCTCTTTGCAAGTCTCTTAAAGCTCTACGATCAGCAATTAAGTTTTGAACATTTTGCTGTCTTTCTATATTGCTTGCTGCGCGATCTTTTCTTTGTTGTTTGCGCATAGCTCGTTTGTCTTTGCCACTTAAACCTTTTCTTTCAAAACGATCTTGTCTGCGCTCAGCTTGCCTGTCTAATCTGTTTAATATTTTTTCTTGGCGTATGTCCGCTCGCAAGTCTAGGTTTTCTTGGCCTTTAACCTGTGTTTGATCCATTTCAAAATCTTGAGTGGTATCAGATGTTGGAGGGGTGCCTGGGGTTGCTGGTGTTGGGGGCTTATAGCCTTCTCTAAGGCCCTCAGCCTGTTCTCTAGCGTATCTTTTTTGTTTTTGTTCCGCTGTTTCTTTGGCTAAATATTCTTTCCATGCCTCATCCGACATTTGATTTTCTGCAGCCTTAACAACTCTACCACTCGATCCCGGGTCCGCAGGAGTTCCCCCTGAGCCTGGCGTGGTTATTGTAGTATCGGTTTGATCACCCGATATAGCTCGCCCACCGCCAATATTTTGTTGGACATCTGCTGTTGACACCTCTCTAGTAGATGATCCTTTAGACAAATCATCTTCGGTTTGTTTAAGTAAAGAGTTCTTCGCGCATGAGCGAGATGCTATTGCTGTAATTGGGTTTGCCATAATTATGCTTTTTTAGCCTCAGCTTCCCATTCAAGGTTACCGCCTTCTGGCTCATTTGTTGTTTTATTTACTATTCTTCCGCCAACACGCTGATATACTCTAGCTGGTGACTTTGTATCTTTTTTCCAAGTAACTTCTTCGTTTGTATATTGCAAACGGCCTGTTATCATTTGGTCGTGGTGATTATTTTCTTCGGGAATAGAATCACGCTTTTCTTTTTCGCTTACATTTTTATTTACAAAAGTAGTACCATCACGATTAGCTTCTGCTATAATACCATCGCCTAAATCTTTTTCAAAAACTGGTCTACCAAACTCAGATAGTTCTTCGTTGATACCGAATATTTCACCTTTAGACTTTAATTTGAAACTCATCGTTCTTTATCGTTAATCATATCGTCAATAGCTTTGTTATAAACTTTATCCGTATATGTTTTGTTTTTATAAAATGTACTTCGTTCAGATGTTGGCAAATCTTCCTCTGCTAACATTATTCTGTATATTCTTTTAATTAAAAGCTTGCATTTGTTTGATGTTTTATAAACAGCATACTTTGAAGTAGTCCTATTTCTTTCTTTAAATACATCAATCCAACCATTCCGCCTTAAGCGTTCCCACCGGTTTTTATCCCAGCTATAGGTGTACACACCATTAATAAAATCATTACGTGTAAAAAGCATTTTGCAATCTAAGTAAATAAGTAGCTCTAAATCTGCATCTTTTAAGTCATAAGTCTTACAGGCCCACCTTCTGATAAGCCTGTAATACTTTAACAAATTCATATCCTGCAGATCTGTTCCAGTTAGCCTCATTCTATAAGTACTATATCTGAAATTTTTAGCACATAATACAAATGATCGTTCCATTCTATTCCATGCCCAGCGTGTTTGTCATATCTAACAAAATCACCGTCTTGCAGTATATCTATTTGGTCGCCTATACTTATTACTCTACCTTTAACGTAACGAACGTCTTTATTTTGTTTTTCAGTAAGCTCTAGCCCACCAACTTTTGTTGGCTGCTCTTTAATTTTATCTACAATTACAAAATGATTTATTGCTTTCATGCTAATCTTTTATTACTGATTATACAATCGGCAGATATAATTGTATTGACAACACTTACTGCGTTCTTTAAAGCTGTTTTAGTAACTAACACCGGATCTATAATACCGGCTTTAATCATATTAACATCTTTACCTGTTTTAACGTCTATACCCCTGTTTTTGATTTGAGGATAAACTACTTGCATATTAGCGTTTTCTAATATAGTCTCATACGGTGATCTTATTGCAGCAAGCAATATCTCTTCACCTTTATTTTTCGGCTTAATCAGTGTAGAAGCATTTAGCAAAGCTACACCCCCGCCCGGGACTATACCTTCTTTATAAGCGGCTTTCGTCGCATAAATCGCATCTTCAACACGATCTTTCTTTTCTTTTAATTCAACTTTAGAGTCTGCTCCAACATAAACTATACCAACTTGACCGGTAAGCATTGATAGCCTTTGCTCTAATTGTTTCTTAAAAAACGGATTAGTCTCTTCGCTTATTTGCTTTTCAACATCCATTATTCTTAATGCAACCTCTTCATTTGCTTCGGCTACTTGCAGAACAGTGTTTTTGTCGTCTGTAACAGCTTTAAACGCTTTGCCTAATACATCAGGGTCTATGAGGTCTAAATCGTCCCCTAACTCCTCGTTTATTATGTTAGCGCCAGTTAATATAGCAAGGTCTTCAAGCGTCTGCTGTTTAGTTGGGCCAAAGCCTGGTATGTCAACAATATTTACTTTTATATTGCCTTTTACTTTATTAGCTAATAACGTTTGATACGGCTGCTGCTCTACGTCTGCAACTATTAATAAACTTTTCTTATTTTTAATTACAAACTCTAATACATTTTGTATTCTTCGTATATTGGGTATAGGTGAAGAAACTATAAGTATATATGGGTCTTCTAATGTAGCTGAGCCCTTATTTTTATCTGTAGCTAAATGCGGTGATTTTAAACCGCTATCAAATTGAACTCCATCAACAAACTCAACATAAGTTTCATTTGTATCGGATTCTTCCATTAGAACAACTCCATTTTTTCCAACTTTTTCATAAGCTTGTCCAATTTTATCTCCAAGCTCTGAGTCGTTGTTGCATGAAATACCAGCAACTTGCTTAAGCATATCACCTTTAATTTCAATACTGGTTTTATCAAGATAAACCATAACTTTTTCAGCACCAGTAGCAATGCCGCTTTTAAGCTCTCTAACTTTTTCTTCATCTAAATTTTCATTAACTGTTTTTAGTAAAGAATGCGCGAGGACAGTTGATGTTGTTGTACCGTCCCCGGCTTCTTTTACCGTATTGCTTGCCGCCTCTTTTATGAGTGTTGCGCCAATGTTCTCAACCGGATGTAATAAGACTACGCTTTCCGCAACGGTTACACCATCTTTTGTTATTACCGGTTTTCCAAGAGCGTCTTCATATATAACGCATTTTCCAGAAGCACCTAACGTGCTCTTTACTGCGTTTGACAATTTTTCGACGCCTTGCATAATTTGCTCTTTGGCTTCATTGCCAAATGTGAGAGTTTTAACTATCTCACTAGGGTTATTAAATTCCATTAAATTAAATTTTAAATTATTTACTCTTTTTCAAAAGTCTTTACAACTTTAGGGCCTTTTATAAAATCAAGTTTTTTCTGATAATATTGAATTGATCCGTCAATTGCCGCTTCTGCACCCTCGATAGTTTCTCTCCTTGTAATATCTTTCCAAGAATCTTCGTCTGGTACTTTTATTTCTGTTTGGTAGAATCCATTTGGTAACTGAACAATACGCCAGTTAGCCTTAGTGGATGCGTGTTTCCAGGTTTCTACGGCTTTTTCTGTTGGTTGTGGTTGACTAGTCCACGTATTAGTCTGGTAATATAGTGTCATTGGTTTTGGTTTTAATTATTACTATTGGTTATATAATTACCTAATTCTTAAGTAATCTAATTTCTTATTAATAGGTTTCTGTTGATAAATTACCACTATTGTCTACTTTTATTCTGTATCTTGTTCCGTTTGGCGATCTTAATACTAAGCCTTTACCTATAGTTTCACAAAGCACATCTTCATCTACTTTTAAATCATCATACACTTCTGTTGCTCCTCCGAATTTAACGGCAAGCTTTTTGACATGATTAGTATAAATCTCAACACCACCGCTAGTACCTTTTATCGAGTTTGACGTTCCAGTGTTTAGATATATATCATCTACAACTCTCATACTGCCATTTACTAAAAGCTTATTAGCTAACTCCGGTGTTGCTCCTATAGCGACGCTAGATCCGTTATCTCTTATTATACTATTAGTTAATGTTGAGCTGTTACTAAATTTAGGCACGTAATTAGTTGTGCCCGATCCACCAACGCCAGAGCTACTACCGTTTGAAGCAGATGTTACTCTACCTTTAGAGTCTACTGTTATATTAGCGTTAGTATAGGATCCTGATGTTACGCCTGAGCTTTTTAATGTTAATCCACTTATAGATGTATTTTGCGCCCAGCTTGCTGCGTTAATATCACCAAACCCACCTATTGATATAGGCTGAGCTTCTATACTCATGCTCAAATTGCCCACATATAAAGCAGCGTTAAAAGTTGAATTGCTTCTGAATCTAGTTGTACCATTAACATCTAACTTTGCTGATGGCTGGGTTGTCCCAATTCCGGTATTATCACCGTTGTTACCGTTAAGTATTATATCGCCATCTCTCTGCAGCTGTATCTCCGCTCCGCCTGTTTGTGCTCTTGATATATAAAAAGGAGCACTACCAGCTGTACCCTGGAAGTGGAAGTTTACATTATCTTGATTTCCTGAGCCTACAGTTTTGAACCTAAGGCCAGATGTATTATCACTACTATCTGCTATTTCTATTTGAGCAGTGGGAGAGTCGGTGCCAACACCGATCTTCCCATCTACTAAAATATCTGATAAATGTTTTACCGACATAATTTAATTTTATTATCCTATTTTATTAATTAAAATTCTAATAGCGTTTGTTGCTGGTGCTGTAGTAAATCCAACTGTTACTAAACCACTTGCACCTCTAGTTACTTCTGCATGAACTGTTTCGCCATTAGACACTTGTACAAGCTGAACCATAAACTGAGATGAATCAGTTCCTAGCCCGTGCGTTGAGGAAGTTACGGGTACATCTGTTAATGAGCCATTACCAATCAAACCTGCATATTGTCTATTGGTTATTCTGGCATCAATATTTGAATTAGGGACACTAACAGAAGGTGTTGACCCTTCGCCTGTACCGCCTGAGACAGTTACGTTTGTACTGCCCGTTAAAGAGGCCACATAATTACCAGTTGTTTCTGTGCCAAGAGCAACGCCGTTATTTTTAATAGTAAGCAATCCTGTACCACTAATAGCAAAGTTATCTGAGCTAGGCTGAACAACACCAACTGTTGAGGTAGTTGCTATATCAATATTTTTGTTAACTTCTGTCCAGTCGCTTTCAGTTGTAGGTTGATCGCTTTCGGCTATAATAAGATCACCAACTTCTAATGGAACAGACCAAAAAGAGCCGCCTGTACCGCTACCAGCAGTGGTAACAACATATGTATAACCTTTTAATATTCCTGTTCCAGTTGGAGGGTCTGTACTTGCGTCATACCCACCTTGGAAAACAAGTTGGCCCGCAATAGCTGAGCTAATCTCCCCATCAACATAACCCTTTGTGGTTAATGTTGTGCTAGCGTCATTTACCGCTGTAGCTGTAGATAAACCTTTACCGGTTATAGTAATACCAGTTGAGGTGGTTTCGAATTTTTTACTATCATTAGTATAAAGCTCTATACCCGCATCTTTTGTAAACTTAGCATATGTTTCTCCAAGTTCCCCTGACTTAATCTCAACCTCATTGTTTGACAATAGCAATAAATCGCCTGAGCCAGTTTCTGATATAATAGCATTGTTCCCAAGAGTTTTATATATTTGGAAATCTGAATCCATTATAATTTTAGACGAATCGGTTAGTGTGATGTCGTCTCCCGCTTCTACTTCAATATCAGTACCACCTGTTGTATTGCCTCTACTAAGAACATCTGATAAACTGTCTGCGGGTATTATTGTATTTCCTTCTAAAGCTGTACCAGCTGTAGTGCCAAATCCAGGAAAGGATGTTTTACCGCTATTAGTAATTATCGCAGCAGCCTGAGTGGTTGTTATTGTAGTTGTGTTACCTGCCAAAGCTTGCGTTGCGCCTGTACCTATTTCAAGAAAACCACTAATATCAATATCCCCAAGTGTACCAGTTCTCTCTAATGTTAAAGTACCACCGCTATAAGAACCGTCATCTACATAGTTATCCGTGTCTGCCCCTACTGGGATCCAACCGCCGCTAGTGTATATTCTTAGCTCAGAGTCGCCAGTATTATAATACAACTGTCCTACCTCGGGAGATGCGGGGTTTGCTGATAAAGGGTGAATTACCGGTGATTGTAGCTGCCCTTTGTTTAAGTTAATATTGCCGTCTATATCGAGACCGGCTAAAAATTTAATGTCTGCCATGATTTGTTAGTTTAAATAAGCCTTGCCGGAAAATGCGGCGTTAAATGTTATTGTTAAGTTATTGTTATCTATATAGTCTATTTTTCCATATACTTTATTGTCTCCAGAATCTACAACTGTAATTGACGGTTTTTTGTCAAGTGTATGTGTTATAGCCCAAACGTTAGATGCTGATGATTGGTCCCACACTTCAAACGCATCTTGCTTAAAGTATTCCGCTATTGCATAATATTTATTCTCTTTTATAACGCCATTTACCATATCAGGATCGGGCGCTAACGTAGCAACATAAAAATCTGTCTCTATTGAATCTTGTAATAAGTTGTCTAAATAATAAGCGCCAAAGTTATTTATATCGTCTGTTTGACACAATATAATTCTGGATTTGACCATTGTCTGTAATAGCTCAATTATTCTTTTATTGCCGCTATTTTTAATACTTATAAATAATTCGCCTATATTTTGAAAAGGGGTATCAATACCTTCTCCCGCTCTAAAACTAATAGTACCGCTATCTCTGCCATCTAATAATTTGTCTGATTGAAATTCAAATATAGCTTGCCCCGCGATGGCAATAGCATTTTCTTTATTAAACATTTTTACCATATCGTTCAAAGAGTAATTCTTTGTTTGATTGGCTGCCCCTGCGGATGTATTTGTTCCTAATACTTTATCTGCTAAATCCGGTTTAGCGTCTAAAGCGTATGTGCTTATTCTAGCCATATTATATTATTCTTATTTTTAAATTACCGTTATGATGATATATTCCACCAACAGGTATACCATTAGAAGCAGCGTCTGCATCATTGGCAAAATTAAATTCTACAACTGTCGGAAGCACTACACGTGGCACTTGAGCAACGCCGCCACCTCTATTAACACCGCCTTCAGTTATAATAATTGCATTGGAATTAGTAACTGTTCCTACTGATACCGCGAATTTAGTGTTACCTAATCCATTAGAATAATCTGTAGCAGGGTAAGATGATGTGTCATTTCTAAAGCCTAACGCCATGGTGCCATCGGTTCCCGTCAGGTTACCCCCAATCATAAATGAGTTGTTGTCATTAGCCCCTGATGGCCCAGTATTGTTTTCGCCAAAAGCAAACATAGAATCAGCACCAGATAATGTGTGGCTAAATCCTAAAGCAACCGCGTTTTGACTTGTTGTAACTGTGTTTTGACCACCTGCTATAAGAGATGAAAAGGAACCAGTTAGCGAGTTTTGATATCCTAATACTTGAGATCTAACAGAATTTGTTCCGGTATTGGATCCATCTATTGTATTGCCTTGCCCTATAGCAAAAGAGTTATCAGAATTGTTTGTGATGGTGTTGCCCTGCCCTACTGCTAATGAGTTGTCTGAGTCTTCTAGTATTCTATTATTGTTACCTACAACTAAACAATTGTCAGACCCATATACAACGTCGTTGTTACCAGCACCAATAACCATTGACGTGTTGTCAACTTGAACGCCTGATGGGTTGTTTGATATTACAACACCGTGTCTAAACAATGCAGCCGGGTAAAGATCCCCTGCGTTACCTACGTCTAAAGTAGCGGCTGTGGATTGTTGCGATCTTCCTACAGCTAAAGTTCCACGCATCTGAAAGTTACGGCTATAATAACCAGTATTGTCAATTTTTAGTTCGAATGCCGGAGTAGAGGATGGAAGACCAAAAATTACTTTGCCGCCTGCCCCATTTATGTCAAAATGAGCTGCATTACCTGATGTGGTCGCTATATTTATTTCTTTAACATTACCCCCAAAATCTAATATTTGAGTTATAGGCGAATCCCCTAAAACTCCGTTTGGTCCGTCTGACCATATGGGTAGCGCGTTAGTTGTGCCAGTTCCTGTTACACTTCCGCCGCTAAATTGTGAATCAACATAAGCTTTAGAAGCTGCATCAGTTGCTGCTACGGGGGTAGTTGGTATTGTCACTTGACCTGCAAAACTTGATTGGTTTAAGTCTGTTACATTTATAGGTACTGAAAAATCTGCTCCAGTATTGTCTATACAAAGTCTTTCTGTTGGTTGAGCGCCTGAAACATTTGTAGATGTTTTAATACAAAATTTACCACCTCCTGAGTTGCCAGATCCAGAATTACCAATTGTTTTTACTTCTATTTGCGCTACAGCGTATGCAGATTGATCGTCAAGACTATACTGCAAAATACCAACCCTGTCGCCAGCTTGAACATCTCCATCTGGTCTAAATAAATCTAATACACCTGGATCATTTAAAGATCTAGATGCAACTCTTAAATCTGGATATTCACCGTAAACACTACCAAGTTTAGTTGTATTTAAACCAATAGCTTTGTCTGCAGTAACAGGCGCAGATACTTGATAAAAACCAGAGTCGCGCAATACGTTACCTGCTGGTGAATTAACAAAAGGTATGTACCCAGATGTTAACGTATCTATCTTTACATTACCTGTAGTAGTTGTGTTACCAGCTATAGTTATCTTAGTACCAGCTACGCCGTTTGAAAGCGAACTGTCTTGACTCATTATAGATCCTGTTATTCTATTGCCGCTTTGATTAAATACAGGTATTTGAAAATCCGTCGCGTCAGGGTCTATAAGCTTGTCTATAACATAATTAGCTACATCTCCTAAATGGAAGTTTTTGGTAGTTAACTCGTTGCTGTCTCCGTCTGTACCGAGAAAGCTATCAAGGTCCGAAATATTTACATCTTTTTGATAAGTAGGTATTCTAGCCATTGTTTTCTTTTAATGTTTTTATTTCGTCTTTAAGTTCATTTATTTCATTTACTAACTCTTTAATAGCCGCAGTATTTATTGATATAATATTATTGTGCTCCAGCGTTAGATGTTCTTCTTCTTTTACGATAGTAGGTAGAACTTCTTGCATGTCCTGAGCTATAAACCCATAGCGCGTTCCTAAATCTACACCCCGCATATCTGGCTTCCAATTAAATGAAACAGGCTCCAATTTCGAAACCGTGTCTAAAGCATTTGAAATTGGTATAATATTTTCTTTTAGATTTTTATCTGAAAAAGTACGAGCAGCGTTACTTGTTAAAGTACCGAATACTTGTGTGTTACCCCATACCTGAGCAACCGCGTTAGCGGACCCGGGAACAACATCCCCGAGGGCAACAAAACCTTTATTACCCCTAACCTGTATACCGTTTAATCCAATATTTGTTTTTGCTGTTGCGCCTGTAAATAATACATTACTAAAAGAATTAGTTAAGTCTTCACCGGAAGAAAGATATTGTCGGACCGTGGGGTGTATGTATGACCAAGGCGTTGTCATATCATACCCTGAAGTTGAAGTACCAGCTGACCATACGTATATATTACTAAAATCATATTCATAGAAAGAGTCCACACGTATATCACCTGGATTTGTAGCGGTACCTATGTTTGATGATGTCGGGGCTTGATAAGTTCCCTCAATTTGACCAGACGCCCAATTGCCTGGCACATTAGCAATAACGCCGAAATACTCATTATCGTTATTAGGGCTCAAAATAACCGAAGTTGCGTCTCTTAAATCTTTGGATATAGATCCAGAAGCTACTGCTTTTGTTTCAGTTTTTAATAAAACACTAGCGCCACCATTGTCTGGAACAAAATAAAATTTGAATACAACATTTAGCGTGTAATCAAAACCTGCAATATCAGTTATGTTAGGGATGCTATCATAATCTAATCCGCCAGAGCCGTCAGTTGGCTCATCAACGCTGTTGCCGCCATTAGCATCATCAAGTCCTCCTTCGCTTGGCCCCGAGGTGGTGTTGCCGCTTGATGAGGATATTGATCCCCAGCCGTAATCTTTACCAAATTCGGATTGAAAACCAAAAGTTATACCCGCTGCTCCAAGTAATGTTGCTACTGCGCTAGTTTCGCCAAAAGTAGGCCCCGCTCCATAGGGTATTGTATATGTAAAATCCCCACCGCCATAAGCGTCGTAAGCTATATTGCCCTGGGTGTTAGAACCAGCTATAGTGCCGGTTATGTCTGAAAAGAAATACTTATTCGTTTTAGGGTTTGAGCCAGAGGTTGTTGTTGAACCAGTTC